CACGATGAGTAGCCTCTGTAAATTCCGGTGTCTCAGAAGTAAGGTTATACTTATTAGCAATATCAAAACCTGTTGACATAGCGGAAGACCAAGAATCTTTAGAGTTAAATAACTTAACAAGTTCTTCCTGAGGCGCAAGACCAGAGTACTGTGCAGCGAATGCGGTCGGAGAATCCGTAGCTGTACCAGAAGAAAGAGCAGACTGAGAAACATCAGGTGTCATATTAGCAGCACCAACACCAACACTACTATCAATAACTTTTAGATAAGCAGCTTCTTGAGTAGGAGAAATAGAAAGACCATAAGTAAAAGCTGGTCCATCAATTTTGCCAGTTAAACCAGCTCGTATAAAAGGAGTAGTATTTTGCAACATAATAGCTGCTTCTTGCTCAGTTTTATTTTTTGTATCTCTATCGATCAACGTAGAGAAATTCTCAAGAGTTGTAATTAATGCATCATACTGGGCCATAAAAGTCTCAGGCTTGACCGTTGCGGGATCAAGGCCATAGTTATTAATTCTTTGATTAATAATACTAAGCTTTTCAGCTTTATCTCTCTTAACAGCATCAATAATTGCAATAGACGGACCCTGACCAGTCTGCTTAGCAATCTGAAGAACACCAGAGATATTATTCTTACTAAGCATTTCATTAAAATACGTATCAGCCTGACCTTGAAGAATAGGTCTAGCTCTTACTTCAAAAGCTTTAACAGTTTCGCTCTCTTCTTTAAGTCTGGACATTTGACTTTTAAGTTGATTATCATAGTGGTAAGCCTCAGCAATACTAAGCTGTGCTTTTTCCTGATCACCACCAGCATTGATCATAGCCTGAGTAGCAGCGGCCTTACCCTCTGGTGTCTTCGATACCCACTCAGTAATGTTAGCACGATTAAGTTCCTCGACACTCATACCAACAACAGGATAGATATCTCCTGTCTGTTCAGCAAAGAACTTATTCAGATCGTCTACATAAGCGGGAAACTCTCTTATAGCATTCTTCTGGAGATTCTTAAAAGCAACAGCCTTCCTCGTAGGATCTTCAATCTGGTCAATCTTCAGCATCTGCGAAGAGACAGATCGAAGAGCAGTCATCTTTCTCTCAGCCTCTGTCGGAGCCTTTGCCTCAGGTTGATCTGTAATACCCTTAAACATCTGACCAAAGCCAGCAATAGCTCCAGAATAATCCATGCTAGGAGGAGAATAAGCAGTAACATTTGTACCACCGACATCTCTAACTTCGGGCTTAAAAAGTTCAGCCATTATTATTGTCCTTCTTTAGAAATAAGTTTCTGATACTGTCTTGAGAATCCATCCTTTGCTGTCTTCCTATCCTGTTCAACAGCAGCTTCTCCAAGAGCCTTCCAACTTTCTCTGCTTCTCTTTAGAACATCCTGTCTTTGGTAGACAGAAAGAGGAGCAATAAGAGACATAATTTCATCTCTAACTCCTTCAGCAGACTTAAGATCACCAGCACGGATGTAATCAGTCTTGATTCTTGTCAGTTCCTGTACTCTGTTTGTTACATCTTTAACCATCTGACTTTCAGAATAAAGAGTCTGCTTAAGATCATAGTACATCTCTACTTCTTGGAAAGGAATACCAAGTGTATTCCAAAGAGCATTCCAAGGATTCATACCCTCAGCTAGTGTCTGGCCCTTCTTACTGATAAACTCACCAGTCTGTATAAGATAGTAAGCTTTAACAGCCTTATCAAAAGTAGAGATATTTCTCAGTACCTTTGTCAAATCATACTGCTGAACTGTAACATCAGAAGTAAAGATAGAAGCTACAAGCTTCATTGCTCCAGATCCAGAGTCATAAGCAATGGAAGTAGCAGGACCACCAAGGAGTTCAATAAAGTTCTTATCAATAGCATCTTCGTAGATCTGCTGGATACCTTCACCAGTACCAAGTCTACCTGAGAAAGCTGTATCTTCACCTGTTACATTTGACAGGATATAATCCAATACTCCGTATCTCAGGAGTGTGTACATATCTTTATCGATACCTTCTGAGGTCTGGTCAACGAAAGCATTCAAAGCTGTACTGGCAAACGGAAGGCCAGCAGCACCGAAGAAAGCAATCTGGCTAAGACCAAGCCTTGCCTTTTCAGCACCCGAAAGGTTCCTACCAAAGAAAACATTTTCGATTAGTCTAGCCTGATAACCCAACCACTGTGTCGGGAGAGACATAAACCCTTGCTGCCAACCAGCAGCAGAAGCTCTTGTCATGTTCATTGTAAGAGTATCCGCCCTCTTCGTAATGTAATCATCCATGATCCTGAAACCAGTATCTGTACTGACATCAAGGTTAGGATAGGCTAGTCTAAACTCACGATAGGCTGTATTCGTAGCCATCAATCTGGCAACTCTATCGCCTTCATTGAAGAAAACTCTGCCCTTCTCACGAATGTTACGTACAACACCTCTTGTAACATCATACGTAGAGTTAATCTCAGAGATATTCTGGTTAACTTGGAAGCGACCAGACTTGTACATATAGTCTACAACTTCAAGGAAGTCCTTCTCAGACATTCCAATAAACAGTTTCGATCTCTTGTACAGTTCCTTAAGTACAGCAGGATTTGTATTCACCATAGCGATACGCATAGGGAGATACGCAGCAGCGGCCTTAAGACCATGCCTTGGAGAGATAGCCATAATGTTGAGAGCCGCAGCACTCTGTACTACAAGCTGGTCAATGTTGAATAGACCAAGCTTAAGATCAAAGGCAAAGGAACGAAGAGCTACATCCGGTCTAAAGCTCATCTTATCGATGACATCGAATCCTGTCTTGTCAAAGATGTACTCACCAAGACGAGACATCCTTCTATTCCAAGCCTGAGCAAACTCATTTGTCTCGCTCATCCTGTTCATGATAACTCTACGTTCAGTCTTAAAGAGTTCACCAGCTTTGTTATTGGCAAACTCAGCCTGACGAAGTTGCTCTACGAAGGGAAGTTTATCAATCTGGTCTAGATTTGTAATAGCCTTATTAGCCTTAGCACCCTTTAAAAAACCTTCTACTGCTTTATAAGAGTATTCTCTCTCAGCAATGTAGTTAACGCCCTTAGCGAAATCTCTCTCAATGCTGATGATAGGATCAACATGCTTAAACTGACTAGATCCATAGCCATAGATTACTTCATTATCACTTCTACCTTTAGAGTAAAGATCCTCATAAGTTGTAAACTTACCAAGTCTGTAATTCTCAAACTGACCAATACCAACATCAGGAAGATTCTCTTCCTTCATGACAATCTCAATATCACCCTCAATACCAGACTTCTGTACAAACTGTTCAAAGTCTGTAAGATCTTCTATGTTGGGATTAAAGCCATTGTTAGCCTTAATGATATCGTCAGCAGCAGTACGTGAGATTGTACCAGCATTGAAATCATTAAGAGCTTTTAGAGAAGCCTTAATATCCTTACTAGCATCAGCAAGTTCTTTACCTGTACGTCCAACGAAAGCAATCTTAGGCGTAAGGTTCATCGTGTTACCAGACAAGTCTGTACCCAGTCTCTTAGAGACAAGGAAGCCATGAACATTGCTAGTCTCTCTAAAGCCACCACTTACTCTGGGTACAACATCAGAGGGAAGAAGAGGACGAGAGGCTTTAAGATTACCCGTAGCATAAAGTACTCTCTTGCCATCGATAACAGGAGCATTCTCAACATCTACGATCTGATACAGATTAAGCTTCTTCTTATCCTTGAAGAAATCAGAACGAGAGATAACCTTACCAGTATTGATATCGTAGACAAAATTCTGAGCATAGTCTCTACCAGCAGGAAGAGCGCCCTTTGCTTCAAGCTTCTTCATACGATAGAAGTTAACACCATCACCACTACCAACAAACTGATTGATACGCTCACCAGTTGTTCTCTTCAGGATCTTATCAGCCTCAAGCCATCTTGCTGTTTCAGCAATCTTAAAGGTAGAGATATAAGCATCCTGTACAGCCTGAGAAGCATTCCTACCTGTCTCCTTAAAGAAGACATCCTTAAAGGTGCTGATATCATACCAGTCTGCATCTTCAATATTAAGCTTAGATACAACCTGAGAAAGACCACGAAGATCTTTTCTGTTTACAGCTTTAAGAAGTCTATTATGCTCCTGCATAATCTCAACTTCAACCTTACCAATCTTATCAAGACCTCTCTTAAGAACTGTGTTCAGTCTCTCTGGAGAGGTAATCTCAGGAGATGCGAGGAAGTCAAAGAGAGAAGATCGAAGTTCAGCAGCCTGAGTAGGCGTAGCCAAACCCTTCATGTTTAAATTACGCTCAAAGGTAACGACATAACCCTCAGGTTTGTCTCCCTTAGCGTTAACACCATAAGGCTCTACCTTACCGCCAAGAGGCTTAGCAAACTTCTGAGCATTGGCCCAATCCTTAAAAGGAACACCAGTATCCTTACCAAGAGTAACCTTTACAGCATAGTTATCCAGACCAAGGTTCTTCTCCTGAAGATCAAGAACATGAAACTTTGTCTTTGTTTCAAGATAGGTCTTGTACCTGTTCTTTGCAGCCTGAAGCATCTCAGGGGTATAGATACCCTTAAAGGTTGCAGAGATCTTGTCGAGGTAATCATTAGAAACCTCATTAGCCAGCGTAGGCTTCAATGTAGGACCAAGGCCATTAGAACCTACAGAGGAAGAGCTAGGAGCCGTATGCTTCGCTGTATTGATAGATGTCTCAGCACTAGACAAAGCCGTGTCTAGGACGCTATTAGCCGCTGCCTTGCCACCTGTAGACTCTGCAATCTCAAGAGCATCAGTAGCCAAGGCAAGCTTACTAGCTGTACCTGTTGTCCTGCTAATACCCTTAACAAGGTTAAGTGTCTTACCAATCGGGACAAGGCCAACAGCATCTACACCAAGCCAGAATCCTTCATTTTCAGTCGTACCCATATTGGCAATAGAGTTAAACCTAGACCAGTACAACAGAGAGTTATCACCAAAGACACCAAGATCCTTAGCCTCCTGTGCAAATTGCTTTGCAAGTGCTCTCTTCTTTTTTAGGTCAGGTTCAAGGAAGATAGCCATGTACTGATCACGACCAGTCTTAGACTTACCTTCAAAAGACCCAAGAGTTGTACCAGTTACACCAAGGACATTTTCACCTACACCAACCGTAGATTCTCTAAACAACATACCGACAGCAGAGGAAGCATACCCAAGGATGGACTCATCAGGAGCATTAGCCTTAAACTCATCGGCAATAATAGCCAGAGTCAATGCAGTCTGGTCTACATCAGGATTATACTTGTCTACAACGAGATTCTCAATAACATCCTTGCTTTCACCAGCATTTTCAATGTACGTAGTATTTTTATTATACGTATCTAGAGCTTGCTTAAAAGCTTCAGGGGAAAAGTTCTCAGCAAAAGCCTTCTCAAGGAGATTAGGTTCATCCTTATTAGAGAAAACATCTGCATACTTTCCTTCTTCAACAGCAGTTAGAGCCTCGTCTACGGACACACCAGTATGATTAGCGTATCTCTCTGCAAGGGAAAGCTTAAACTTCTTACTCTTTTCAACATCCTTCGTAATCTCTTCTTCAGTTGGAAAAAGAGTTTCTACAACTTCAAGAGGTTGAACAGAGTCTTCAAAAATAGCCATTAAGCATACCTCATACCCAGTCCATAAGACTGCATCGGATTAGATAGACCAGAAGCACCAAGCGCCTTTCCACCAAGACCAGCAAAAGCTGTTCCAATCTCAGAACCAATCGAAGCTACGCCCTGAGCAATACTTGCATTTGTTTGATATCTAGCGGCCTGATTAAGGAAGCCCTGCTGTTTGTTAACAGACTGCTGAGATGTACCTTGGAAACCAAGAGACGAAAGAACCTGACCCTGAAGACCAGACAAGCCGCCGATAAGGCCAGTACCAGCAGTAGCGCCCTGACCTCCACCAATCTGTGCAGCTACGTTAACAGTCTGCCCTCTTGCAATCGCTGTCTGTCTCAACAGCATCCTACGTTCTTTCTGGTCAGCGGCCAACTGGAGCCTACGCTGCTCCTTCATAGCCTTTTCCTGTTCCTTCATGGCCTTCTTCTGCTGGTTCATACCAATCAGACTAGCTCCAATTCCTACAACAGCGCCTACTGCCTGTGCCATTCTATACTTCCTTCCAGTGTATTACTTCTTTTTCAGTGTATCCAAGTTTCTTATAAATCAATCCTAATCCTCTCGGGCTAAGATTTGTAAATGTACTTATTGATAGGGTCTTCGCCCCTCTGTACTTCCCCCAAGCCTCGAAAGATTTAATCATCTCAAGACCGTACTTCCTGTACTCTTCTTCGACATAGATGGACATACAGTAAGCCATCTGCTTAGAGTGGAAGTAATGAGAGGCAATGTATCCTAGAATATACCCTCTGACTTTACCAGAGATTACAAGAACAATGCCAGTAAAGTCTTCATTAAGGAGAGCTAAGTTAAATAAACCTTCTATCTTTTCTTCTTCGAATACTTCGTCTGGTAGTACTTTACTTATGCAGATCTTAGAGAGTCTTAGGATATCGGAGTAATCTTCTTCTTTAATATACCGGATACTAATATCTTGGGTTTGCACCACTTACGATTTCCCAACCAATAAGGTAGAAGTCTTTCCCTGTCTCAGACTCAAACTTCATACGCATAACTCTACCCTTACCCCTAATCTTTGTTCTAGCTACAATTGTATCATAGGGATAGTTGAATGTCAAATCGTTAGGATCTGCAACAGGATAGTTTACGATACGGTAGATCTGACTAGGTTGGCTCCATCGTGAGTTATCACCAGACAAGTCCCACTTGCTTGTCAGGATACACCCAGAAGGGTAATCAGCTTCATACCCTGCACCAGAGACAACAAAGTTTTCCTCTGTCCTTTTTAGGTATGTCGTAATATACGGAGTATTCTTCTTAATCGTAGCTGATCCGAAGAAGTCATATCCTGTCTCAGCGTAGGAGGAATAATCAGCAGAACCCCAGTCAAGGAAGTCTCTACTCTTAAACTCTGCAAAGGTAAGGTATCCTGCTTCTGTTCTTACGATAAACTTGATTTCAGATGGAGCACCAGTCTCACCCTGCAAGGTCTGGACTACTGTATTCGTAGAGACTACGACCTGATTGACACCAGCAAGAACATTAAAGTCAGAACTAGCGGAGCCTAGACCAGAGAGATAGAAAGCATCTGCGATATAATCTCCAACATTCGCACTATTCGTATCAGAGACTTGCCAAGGGAAGAAAGCCTGTAGTGTCATGTCTAGAACAAGGATCTTATTCTTCTTATTAGCAACTGTTTCTGTCTCAGAACTATAGATCCAGTAAACTCTATTGTTCAGTCTATCAAAGACAGATGTAGCATTCTGCTTTACACTTGTGCTAATCGCATCATAGAAAGCTTTAATATTATCAGAGATAGGTGTAACAGTAGGTTTATCTACTTCAGTTGTAATAGCATAAATAGCTGAGACGCCCCAGAAGATTGGAGTACCAGAGACATCAACAAGTGTTCTCTGGTTTACGATACCAAAGTTAGAGATCTTGCTAACGTAATACTCTGTAGCCTTAAAGACCTGATCGACACCACCGATAGCCCAGATACCGTTACTAGCAAGAACATACAAAATAGATCCAGAAGGATAAAGAGCCTTAATCTCTGAGATATCGGGGATGATGATATACCCACCATCAGAGTCTACGACACCAGCAGTATCCTCAGCAGTAGGGTCAGCCTTTTGAAGACAAAGACCAAAGTCATTCTTGTTCTCAATGATCTTACTGAAGAAGATCTTACCACCATTCTTCTGAGAGTTAAGACCAGCGTACCAAACTCTACCAGCATAAGAAGCTGTACTTGTAAATCTGGCTGTCTCAATAATAGTAGTCAGACCTGTAATCTGACCGGGCGCAGCCCCTGCTGTAGCTCCAGACCTATCCTGATTAAAGAAGTCAAGGACGTATCTACCATTCGGAGCAAGAGTACTACCGGGAGTTACGTTAAAGAACTGTGTCATGTTAAGAGCACTTGTCGTATCTCTTCCAATCCACCAAGGTTTATTTCTAGGAGGATAGTCTGTTCTAGACCATCCGTTGTTATTAGATCTCCAGTAGGTATAGGGATTATTTCTATTACCAAAGATACCTGTCTCGGCCCAACCCTGATTATACAGGTCATACTGATAGTTAATTGTAATGTTTGTAGGTCTGATCTCAGGATCAAGAGGTCTAGTAGCAAAGCCTGTAGCTGCTGTGCTTGTTAGATTAGTTCCAGCAAGTGTATATGTAAATGTTGTAGTCGTAGGAGTACTCGCAACAGTAAACGTACCATTGAATTGAGACAAAGAAGACTCAACTTCAACAGTATCACCAGTTGTCAAAGCATGTGCAGTATTCGTCGTAATCGTAACGACATTCGTAGTCCTCGAAATAAACGTAATATTCGAAGACATACCAAGGTATTCAAAGTCTCTGATCTCAATCTTGATCTTGGAGACACTGATGCTATCGGTAGTAGGGTTATACTCTACCTTTATAGGATCAATAGCAGGAGATGTAATAATAAGATAGCCGATAATAGAAGAGCAGGATATAGGAGAAGTAGCTGCATTAAAGGCATTCGTTACATCATAGTCAAAGAGATTGATACTGAAAGACTTCTGTGCAGCAGACGTAGTACTCACGGACTTATCGTAGAAGTAGACCATGTTATCTACTTGGACAACGAGGAACTCTGTACCACCGATACCGGAGACATTCTCCCACTTCTGTTTATGGATAAAGTCACCAACAGCTACAGAGAAGGAACTATTCTGGTAATTATCTTCAAAGACAATACCTCTTCTTCTCTGTCTAGCCCCATTCTTCAGGAGGTCACAGTTAAGTTCATCCGAAGAAGCACCCTCGGGGAATGTCATTACCGTTGCTTCAGTAATGAGTCCCTTATTGAAGGTGTTTACAGGCTTTAGATTAATCTGCTGAGGCAACCTTTACTTCCTTCTTCTTCAACGGAGGAGCTTTTTCTTCCCCAAACATCCTGTCCCACTTGGCTTGCTTGCTTTCCTTTACACTATTCAACCAAAATGTAAGGGCAGAAAGGGCAAGCTTACGAGAAGTATACGAACCTGAGAGTTCTTGTACAGGATCACCACTCTCTGATCTAATCCTGAACATACCATAGCCATCCTCTGGCTTATAGATGATATACTTAGACTTTCTTTTATCAGAGGAGACTACTGTCTGTGTACCTTCTTCATTCTCTTCAATAAGGATCTTACCTTCGTCTTCCGTAGTCATTCAAAACCCTCTGTTCTCCAGTCTTCCATCTATTATTTCTCTGGAAGTATCTGTGCTTTCTTGCAAACTGTTCAACTTTAGCATCTGCTCCACCCTTAAGGAGGGACAAAGCTCTACTCTTTACTTCGGCAAGGTAATAGGGGAAGATCGTATCATCCATGTCGGGTGTAGCACCATCGACCATTGTGAATGTAGGGATCTTAACCCCTAGAACCATAGTCTTACTCGTCTGAAGCGTAGTATCAATAGACGAGTCATAGCTATCAAAACAAAGATACCTATCATCAAACGAGGTGTAATAGTCAGGCATCTTATTGTTTAGGATAGGCAACTGGATTCCATTAACAGGATCAGTAACGATAATTACTTCGGTCTGAGAGGTATCCCTTGTGACAATCTTTTGTATAAATTCATCCGGTGGAACATAATCGATAAGCTTGTACTCAAGTTCACCAGAAGTTTCTGATACATTATACCTCAACTCCTTAATTTCTGTAACGGAGTTTGCATCCATATAATTAGGACGAGAGGAATTGGACAGACCGGATACTGTCATCAATTCCGTATGCTCTGGAAGATCGACAGTTGTAATTACATCATAATACACACTCCTACAGATGTTAGCAATTTGGGTTGCTTCTACCGTATCTGAAATAGAGTTTACTTCGTCAGAGTCCATATCATTCAGGACATCCTGAACAATCTCCAGCAGTGTCATCTTAGCTGTTGCCATTGTTTATCGTGCCTTATGAACTCTGGCTGTAATCAAGCCAATATTAATTAGATTAACTGTACCTGTATTGACAGCAGCATAAATCCTAGCCCCATAGCTCACCATGTTAGCTGTAACAGGGAATAGAGAGGACTCAGTAATAACCTGACCAGCACCCTTGGCAAGGCTTACTGTTGTTTCACCAAGTTGTGTACTATAAGTTGTACCATCAGTAGACCCAAAGAGTTTAAGATCCATAGCTGTAGGAGAACCTGATGTACTATAAACCTGTGCTGTAAGAGTAATTGAATGGAGATCTCCATTGGAGACAAAGAGAAGAGTTTCTGTACTCAGATCCATCAAAGGAGATGTAACACCAGCAAGGGTAATAGGAAGCTGTGTAACAGTATCTGCTGTTGTAAAGGGAATAAGGGTATCAGAAGTACTAACCGCTAGACCAGTTGTACCTACGTAGGTTGTATTCGTATACTTACCCCAACCTGTACCGGGTAGAAGATTAACAGCAGTCCATGCCCCAGAGCCACTACCATTGGACATATAAACTTTATTAGCTGTAGCAGAGGCTATACCCTTAGGCTCATGGAGGTTGGGATCTGTCAAGGAGGAGTGTTGTACGTTTGCCATCTGTAACCCTTATGTGTGGGGTTAACACCCCGGCTGGCCTATAGTCTTATTATATCGATTCCTAAAATATTGTCAAGGGGGAACCCATAGGCTCCCCCAAGATGTCGTTAGCCGTTCTTTGCGATATAACGCACCACCAGCTTGCCTGTACCACCAGTCACTGTACCACCCTTTGTAGAGTAGATATAGCCGTCCACGGTCGTAGAAAACGCCGTAAACACACCAGAAGCAGCAGCCGCAGCAGCACCATCACACAGAAGAGACTTACCAGCAGCAAGGTTCGCCTGAGTACCAAGCGTAGCTGTCAGGATAGCATCATCATCTGTCAGGGTAGTACCATCCTTAGAAGACAGACCAATCTTAATCGTGCCAGAAGTACCCGTCATAGCTGTCTTACCAATCAGGTAAGCGTTAATGATCTGAGCACCAGCGGGAAGGAAGGCTTCATGCCCATCCGCAGCGGCTGTGATGTTATTGGCGTAGTCAAGGGTAACAACAAGTTCCTTAACTGCACCATCAGTTTCAACCGAAGCGCCAGTCTGTCCAGCTTCCGGGTTCTTAAAACGGACTTCAAGCCCGTCAGAGTTTGTCCAATCAGCCATTCTAATATCCTCCTATTAAACCGAGGGGTTCGAAAGAACACAGACAAGGTTCTCAGGACGATAGAGCTTGACACCGTAACGAGCGGTAGTCACAAACTCAGTGCGCTGGTAATCCTTGTTGTACTCAGTATCGACTTCAGGCATCTGTCTCCAAGCACCGATAAACGGCACCACCGAAGCATCAGCAGAGAAGAACAGGTTGGCCTTGAAGCCAGCACAGTTCACGCTCTCCAGTGTTTCAGAAGAGATCGTAGCCAGACGCTGCGAGGTATAGACATCGAAGCCGTAGACGTTACGGACAAAGCGCATACCCGTAGCAATACCCGAAGACACAATACCCTCGAACATCGGGTTGTTGTTAATGCCAACAAGCTGAGTAGCCGTCTCAATCGTGTAAGCCACAGAGGGGTCCACGATAGCGACACGGTTATTAGCCGAAACGTTGGCAAGGTTCAGCGAGAGGTTAGCACGGGCAAAGTCAGCCACGTTGATAACATTGCTCGAACCTGTCGCAACGTAACGATGCTTACCACCGTTGATTGTATTCGTATTCGCCGCAGTCTGCTGAGACTGAAGACCAAGGACGGACTCCTCAACATGCTCCATAATGGCACGCTCCTGCTCCGGCACAAAGCGGGAGACAAGCTCGTTCATGTAGAAAGCATCCTGTTCAGCCTTCTTCGTCACATACGTACCCGAAGAGAGGTACTCAGTGATCTGGAAGGTGAACTGACCAGTATCAAGCGGACGATACTTAACAGCTTCATCTTCAGTGTAGTCATCGACATACGCCTGACCGATAGACGGGATCTTGAACGTATCACCATCAGGGAACTCCTGAAGCCAGCGAACATACTGCTGAGCCATCAGTTCATCACGAAGGATCTCCTTAAGCTCACGCGACCAAACCTCTGCGCGAGTAAGGAGAGAAACATTACCAGTTGTCATACCCGACATATCTGATTCTCCTTTATATTATTGTTAAGATTTGTAGAAACGACTCCCGAGTCTTTCACGATCCTGAAGCATCATGTTCTGGATCTTCGGGGAGTAGTACAAACTCCTATTCTCCTTACGGATCTTCTGATAATAATCAAAATCTCTGTCCTGAGAATTAGAGTTAAAGGTTTCACTTCGAACTGAAGACTGAGGTGCTGTATTCATTGTTCCCTTCTTCTGGGTACTTACACCAATCAACTGGAAGAATGCTGTAGGAGACTCTGCTGCGATTTCCTTTAGTCTGTCGATAGACATACCAAGTTCCTGAGACTTACTCTTCAGGATCTGACCAGCCTTGTCACCAAACTGTCTTTCCATCTCTTCCCCGACAACGGAGATATTCTGGGAGACAGTCCTGTTTCTTTCCTTCTCAGTGATAACCTTTTCTACAAGGGATTCAATGTCACTCGCGCTCTGAGTGGTATTCTCAGTATTAGAGGGACTAGGTGTATTCGGAGGAGGCTGTTCTGTCCTAGTCTCAGAACCCTTGTTCATTGTTTCAAGGAGGCTCTTAGCGTAATCCTGCTTTGCAAGTTCAGCCCTAAGCTCATCCAGAGTCTTGGTAATCTCACCAATGTGTCTGTCTGCTTCGAGCTTACCTTTTGCAAGCGCCTCAAGATCCTTGAACTTCTTGCCTTCTCCTACCAACTGCGCTACAAAAGACTCGTTTGTCTGAGTATTCTGGCCTTCAGTTGTCGTTTCAGCCGTGGTCGCGGCATTAAAGATATCAGTCATTTGTTCTCCTTGGTCTAGAACTTTAGAATGTTAAGGACTTCTGTCAAAGCCCGGTTGTAACCATTCCTATCTGCTTGCTTATAAGCCCAACTTGGGTTATCATAATCTTCAGATAGGACAACTTCTTTCATCTTGCCTTGAACAATCAACTCTAGTTTCTCAAGGACATCCTTTGCAGAGTTGATTTGTTTCTTGAAACCTTCCTGCTGGTCTTTAGGAAGGTCCATAAACCAGATTGTTTTCATTACAAGCCTTGTTCCATAGCAATCATATTCTCTTCATCAGCAATAAGTTGAACTTCCTGTGCTGTCTTCTGTGTCTCATAAGTTTCATAGACAGAGACATTCTCAGAGAAGAGGTTCTTCTCACCAAGCTCCTCAGCGAGGATTCTGGCAAACTCCTTACCACTCATATGGGCAGAGACAGAAGGATCAGAGGCTTTAATCTGCCAAAGCTGCTGGAGGTTCTGAAGCCTCTGTGCCCTCTCAGCAAAGTGTCTTGCACCCATTGGTACAATCTTACCCTTTGCTGTAATATCTTCCTTTGTAATTGTCTCAAAGACAACGATACCAAGTTCATCATCGAAGACACGGATGATATCAGAGGCATCCATATTTCTTCTAGCAGCCTCAAGCATAGAGTTCAGGATCGGCTCTACGAAGACCTTCTCAAAGTGCTGTGTTTTATTCTGGAAGATTCTGCCCGCTGCATTCTGTAGGGAGGAGATCTCGAATGCTGTCTTCTCACCGGGAGTTCTAATACCCATAGCCTCTCTAGGGGCACCAGCAAGCTGCTCCATCCGATTCTCAAGCATGGCAATCTGGTTATCAGCAGCCAGTGCAGAGGCATCAGGGACTAGATAAGAGACATCTCCTTCGTCACCACAGTAGATTCTAGAACCCGGAGCAAAGTCGAAATCCTCGACATCACCCTTAATCTTGATAACAGGGAATGCAATCTGGTCGAAGACATCAGCACGGAGGTTCTCAAGGTGATCAATTCTGTACTGCATACCAACAATGTTGTCCAGCGGACCCATAGCGTACAGATTATCCGGTCTTTCTCTCCAACCTACGTGGAAGATGGGAGAAGTTCCAAGCCAAGATGGATTAGGAATATCGTGAAGAATATAAGATCTATCGACAACTTTAATAATTCTATTTTTCAGAAGAGTATTCGTTCTCTTATCAAAAATATCTCCATAGAATGTCAGAATCTCGACGTAATCAGACTCATAATACTCACGGATAGAACCAAATCCATCCACAATAAAGCCATCATTCTTATGGAGATCAGAATCTGAGTAACCCTGAATAGCGTTTCTTGTCCCAATCATCCTATCGAAGACCTTAGACATATATTCTTTATCAGGATTGTCCTCAATCATCTTCTTTACTTCACCGAATGTAAGCAAAGAGCGAATAATCTTAGGAGACTTCTTGAACTCAGCAGCAACAGGGTTAAAGACAATATCGTAAGGAGAGATTCGGATTACCTTAGGACCAATATAAGCGGGAATAAACTCCCCATTCTCCATCTCAGTGTAATTTGTTTCGTAGTCTACAGTAGCAAAGCAGTTACCATAGTCGATATAGTCAAGTACAAGCTTAGACATCGTAACTTCAAAGTCCGACTGTCTTACTTTATTTTCCATATAAGCTTGGATAACTTCACGCTTGACTTTATCGTTACTAGCTTTATCCTCTGCTACCCAACGCATCCACTTATTCTGCGGAAAGAGGGCAGACATATAATTAGCATGGAGGTTATCACGGATCTGAGTCAGCTTGGGAACTGTTGTACTATTCTTCCAAGGAAGTTGAGAGTTACTGGTAGACCGTGTGTCCGTAGCAAAGAGATAGTTCCTGAGTTCTTTCCATTCCTCAAGCTTACCAACTCTCTGTTGGTTCCAAAGTCTCCATCTATCAGCAATCTCAGTCGCAATGTTATCTGGACTGATAATTAGCGACATATCAACAGTATTACCAGCCATGACTTATCCCACCAAATCTCTTAGAGTAAATGATATTAGAAGAAGCATCTCTTCTATTCAGTCCATTTGCCGAAGGCTTAACTGAAATCTCAATAGCCGAAGACAAAGCATCTTTAATATCGTCATGAGGAGGATTTCTGCTGATAAGTTCTTCTTCAAGCAACTGGCAGTTACCTCCACGATAATGGTACATAGACAAATTGTCGTACCTTGGCTCAAGGATAGCTGACATTCTTTCTTCCTTACTACCAGAATGTCTTGTCGGTCTATGCTCTTCAATCTTCAGGTTAAGACCATGTGGTCTAATGTAGCTGTCCTTAAGCTCCTGAACGATTGCAGACTGAGCCGCTGTTACTTCAGCCCTAAGCTTCTTGAAATCCCATTTATTAAGCAGTTCAAGTATGTGTCTAAAGTATTCTGAAATCTTATCCGTTCTGAATCTGTCAATGTCAAGTACATATACATTGTTCTCGTAGTCTACTCCAATGACCACAATCGCTGTATAGTCTGCTTGTCTTCTAAGACTATACGCAAAGTCAACAGCAGCAAAGACATTCAACTTTCTTTCTTTATAATACCACGATCCTGCCGTATTTGTCAAGTATTCTTTTTGATAATATTGAAATTTATCATAGTCAATAGGACGGTTATCAGGATCATTCGGGTCGTTATAATACTGCGCTCTGAACTGGGTCTTATCTAGATACTGTGCTCTTTTCTTAGCCAGAATCTGAATATCAAAACCGAATGCCTTACCATCATGACGGATTTGTCTAGGCCAGAGGAACTCACCAGTACCATCTCCGTTAGACTCTACAGCCCTTTCAAAGACCTCATAGATAGGCTCAGAACCAGTAATCTCACCACGCTTATTATAGATATCTTCTTCCATGCTAAGGAGTTCAGAGTACAAATCTTTTGGATGATATCGTGTACCTACAACCCATTCCTTTGCTTCCGCTCCTTCAATAGAAGACAGGAGAGAATACTGGGACTTAACCTTGTCTCTACCCTCTTGGGTATAAGCGTTTTCGTACACAACAACGTCATCAAGGACAGCGATGTCGCAGTGCAAACCAGTAAGAGAAGTGGTAAGACCTCCGGTAAAGATACTAGGGTCACGGACATGCTCCTCTTTTCTCTTAGGATGGTCGAGTGCAATTTCAGTCATAGTCCACTTTTCTCTCTTGCCTTCATCATCATGAATATGATCAGGCCAGTATCTTCTATGAATATCAGAAGTAAAGATAGACTTAATAAACGAAAGCTGCTTCTGTGCCAGATTAGACGTAGCAGAGATATACAAAACCCTAAGGGTAGGGTCTTTTGTCAGTTCCCAAGCAACGCGATAGGCAATCATAGCAGACTTACCGTGATCTCTAGGCAACAGAGTAAGCTGATGAGACTTCGCATCCTCTCTATTCCACCAGCGGCATAGCTCCTCATGGACTGAGCCAAGCACTCTCTGAGGAGAGACAAGCTTGATGAATGTAAGCAAGTCCTGCTCAGCAGCCTCTCGGATATCGTTAATGCTTGCCATATTACTGGAGCTTTAGCCCAATTCTTTCAGCATCATCCTTAAAGGTCTTGCTAATCTCAACTTCCTTCCTGAGTTCAGCCTTAATCTCATCCTTACTGGGACGACCTCTTTTAGCCTTCTTGTCAAGGTACTCGTTATCAGCAAGATACTTCATAGCTTGGAAAGAAAGCTTTTCGTCTTCTGTAGCAGCCTTGATAATAGAGCGCATAGCCCTAGCCTTCAACTTTAGATTAAGTTCCTTACGCCACTGGGTAATATGCTTAATAAGAATAGGGGACTCTACGACCCTTTCCCAATGCTTAAAGGAACCTAGAGTAGCCATAGCAAAGTCGTATTCTGTTACGTCTTCCATCTCAAGGTAGACTCTTTTCATAGACTTATAGACCATACCATCGGCCTTAAGATCATGTTCCTTCAGTGTCCAACTAGTGCCCATAATCTTCCTATCCTCAGGAAGAGTAAGCTCGTAGAACAATCCCTTGGTTTGAAAAGAACCCATTAAATTTTCTTTCTTTTGTACTTCTTAGGAGTTGTATCCCAAGGATCGGTTGTCATTTCTTTACCAGTAAAAGGCCTACCTGTTACAGACTTACCATTTACTTTCTTTTGAAGCATTCTTTTCCCAGCCTGAAGATTATCTTCAGACATTCTTTTCTTGAAACTAGAACCTTTAGGTTTTGTTTTTTGTTTACCAAACATTTTATTTATCATTCCTCATATCGGACTTAGGTCCAAGCTTCTTCCTAACTCTGAGATGCTTAGGCTTTGTCCTACGCTTGCGAACAATCTTGACGAGTTGTTCTTTGTCAAACTTCTTCTTCATCTTTTACAACGCTTTTTAAAGTTGTCCCATTCACCGCCTCTTCTGAGGCAATCTTGCATCGCTCTTTCTTCCTCTGGTGTCATCCTCTGCATAAGGTAAGGCAAAGCAGCTTTTAGCATTACTGTGCCTAGACCAAACCAGAATGTTGGAGATCTAGCAATTAGTACAGCACCAGAGAATAGTCCTAATAGTACAACTAAAATTAAGACTATCTCAAACCAGTTCACGCAGGATTCTTCTTAGCCCAGATAGACCAACCAGCGGCAAAGATCGTACCAAGGGCACCAAGGATTGTCTCCAGAGTACCAGCATCGACCATGCCCTTAGCAACGAGATAACCACCACCAGCAGCAAGAATCGCTCTAGCAACACCCCAAACCATTTCCTTTGTCATCTTCTATCTCCTTATTACGGATATTTAATTTTACTAAGTTCAAAATGAGGTCCGTCCTTAAAGGACTTCCAATCACCACCCCATACAATAGGAATCTTTTCTAATCTAGCTGCTTCCTTCATAATCTCAGCAAGCTTGGCATACAGGGGCCAATCCCATCTAACTTTACCATTCAACGTAACAGCAAAGTCAATTGCCTTAGCATAGCCATCCTTACCGGGGATATGCCTAGAGTTCATAGTTTTACTTGCACCCTTCTTGACAAGCAGCTTCTGCTCTTCAAGAGTCCTTACTGTACAGGTAATGATAGCTCCAAAGTCTTTGTCTTTAACAAGTTTCTGCGCTCGACGGACAACCTTAACCATATCAGGATGTAGCTTCTTCAACTTGTTTTCAGATGCTTGGTTAAAATTCACTTAGGACTACTCCAATAGTGCCAAGTACCAAGGGCTATTACCGTCAGGATACTTGTTGTAATAATTCTAGCCACTGTCTGATTAATAGTCTTCTTCGTGTCTCTCCAAGTTTCAAGGAGGCTACGGACTTCCTGAATATCCCTACCAGCATGTTCATCATGAAGCCCAATCTTACGCAGTGCCGACTCAGCACCACGCTCAGAAGCCTTCTCAATGATCATATCAAGTTCATCTGGTGTCATCATGGATCAAAACTTAAAGCTAATAGGGAAGCATTTGTTGCGGTAGTCCAGGAATGAGTAGTACTTCCAATAGTAGATGTTGCGCCTGCTCTAGCATAGTACCACCTATGTGTTCTAGTTCCAATTGATGTGACATCTCCTGTTAAAACATTATAAGGAGATAGATTAGAAGTAGTTACTGTTGTTGGATTAGTATTACCATGAGTTGAAACAGCAAGGATATATGAGCCACCACTAGCTGAACTTACATCTAAAGCAGAAGCTGTACGACTTGTTGCAGAAGTAGAACCAGCAGCCGCTCCAGCTCTATACGTTGTTGCAGTTGTATTTAAACGAATAACAGAAAAAATAACATTATCTGCACTACTAGGAAGTGTTAGTGTAATAGTACCAGAAGTGTCTGTTGTTGTCCCAAAAGAACAAACAGTAGTACTATTACTAGTAAAAAAACTTTCTCTAGCACCACCAGTAAACTGAGTACTATTTACAAAAATAGAAGTAATAGCACTATCAATTGGATAAGAATAAAGAATAACAAGAAGACCAGTAGGCCCACCAAAGTCTACACCTGAGACAGTATGAACTGTTCCCGGAGTATTAGAAGTATAATGTCCTCTAACACCAAATGTAGTAGCCGCAGGGTTCTTAGCCAGCATTCCCATCATAAGGGTCATGTTGCGATATCCCCAATAAGAATCCACTCATCAGTAGCTTTCTTCCACAGAGTAGCCCCAGAATACTGACCAGTCAGTTTAAGTTTAGATCCAGAAGATCTAATCGTAACACCAGAACCTCCAACTGTAACCTGACCAGCTCCATACTGGAGAAGATCAATTCTTGTATTTACCGGAAAAGCTACACTGGCGTTCGTAGGAATAGTCAGAGTAATAGCAGAAGCATTGCTTAAAGATACAAGCTTACCAGCATCAGCAAGGACAAGGGTATACGTAGTACCTGTCTGTGCATTCTCAGGGACTGTCGTTACAGTGTTATAGACATTAGCCGTTGTAGCAAGTTGTGTCGTATTCGTATAAGCCGTAGCTGAAGGAGCAGCCGGAGTACCTGTAAATGTAGGAGAAGCAAGAAGAGCATAACTTGCTGCTGTCTCCGTAGCCATAGTACCAAGGCCAAGGGTTGTCCTCTGTGCAGCAGCATCAACATCATCAAGGATGGCTTTACCCGCTGTTGTAATATCTCCACCAAGCTTAGTTGTACTAACCGCACCGGTATCAATTGTCATAACTGTACCAGTACTAGAGACTACGACATCGCCATAGTCACCATCAGCAAGTGTAGCACCACCAGTTGTAGCAGCAGAGATACTGATACCACCAGCAGAATTTGTAATTGTTACATTCGGACCAGCGGTAATAGTAGCCAGAGTATACCCTGAACCATTACCAATAAGGACTTGTCCATTTGTCGGAGTACTTGAAAGATTTGTACCACCACGGGCAATAGGAAGAGTACCAGAAGTAATATCAGAAGCTGCATGAGTATGAGAAGTATTTGCTTTACCAGAAAGGAAGGATGTTACCTCAGCTTCTGTATAATACCTATCATCATGAGTATGGCCTGTATCAGACTTACCAGAGAGTAGAGTTGTTACCTCAGTCTCAGTAAAGTATCTGTCATCATGGTTGTGACTTGCAGCAGCAAAAGCAGAAGTAGCAGTACTATCGAGCATAGTATACGAAATAGAGTTAGCATTAACAGTCCATATAGTCCCAGAAGAGGATACTGTAATGTCTCCATAATTCCCGTCTGAAAGACTACCACCTCCTCCGGGTGTAATAGTTCCTCCTAAAATAAGATTATTTGCATAAATGTTATTTGCATTAATGATGTCGTAATTATTGACATCAAAGTCTGATTGCATAGCATTCGGAGTGCTACCGTCAAGTGATAGTGTATTATCAAAAGCATCTCTGATATTAGAGAAGTTGCTGTTAATAGCAGCAGTTCCCTGATACCCAGATGCTACAGTTGTAACTGACGGTTTCTTAGCCATTAAATACTTTCCATAACCGGATTGATAATCGCCAGTCCCAGCCTGCCCATAGCCACGAACGGCTCCTGCGCGGTCACATCGGCAACCGCGAACAGGGCATCGATCTCGGCCTGTGTCGTGATAACGCCCTGCGCGGTGGCATTCTCATAGACGGCAACCGCATCACCGGGATCAGCCGACACCAGCGTCCACGTTCCATCCTCGTGCTGTTCCCACGTCTGACATGGAACCATGTAGGCGAACTGCTCAGGCACGAAGCCGGATGAGATGTAGTGAGAAGCGGGGTCGAGGCCGGTGGCAGAGAGCGGCGTGGTCCACATACCGTCTCCTCCGGGGCCGAAGGAAGCCGCGATGGCGCGGGCGAGATCGACGTGGGCGGCGGGGATGATGAGAGTTCGGAAAGCATCCATCAGTAGGCCCTCGTCTTGGAATTAACCCACGTTTCGACGGCTGCGATGGTGGTGGCGTCAGTTGTGGCACCACGAACAATCAATCCGTAAAGGTTTCCGCTGAACATCGCCGATGGGCCAGAACGTGCGCCGACGAACAACGGATAATTGCCAAAATTGCCCGTACCCTTATCGGTCGTCGCTGGTGTCGCTGCTGTGGTGTTAACGCGGATCGTCGAGTTATCGCCCGCGATATCGTGAGTAGCTGTCAGGACCGCTGTGAATGGTGCAGGGTATCCAGAAGCCGTGCTGACGAGCGACGAATAGCTGAAACCACCCGGCCCGCCAGCAGCGCCGCTTCGGAAAAATGCGCCAGCCGTCCCATTTGCATCCGCCGAACTGGCGAAAAGAAACGCGCCGACATTCGCTGTCCAGTTTGCACTAAGTTCTGCGATGATATTCGTTGTCGTGTCGTTGTTCTTTCGAACCCCGGCAAAGATCGACATCTTGTCGGTGCTGGTGAAATTGATGCTGGAAGAAGACAGGCTGTCATCCGTGCCATCGAAACGGAGATACAGCGGGAAGCCCGTGGTGTCGTAGTCCGTTGCCGTGGTGACGCGCTGATACGCGGGGAGGCCCACGCCAGCGTTGG